ATATAAATCATACTCTAATAGTAATTTTGTATAATCATAACCTTCTATTTTGGAAATAACTTTAACTTTTGTATTACATAATTTAACAAAAATTTGGGTAGGTAATGATTTTATCTTATATTTTGATGAAATATCTTCATTATTATCGGTATCAATATAACATACCTGTAATAATGGCATCCTATTAGTTGTTTCATCATCTGCTAATTTTTGTTTTAATGTTTTGCATGGACCACACCATGTTGCTCCAAAATATAATAATATAATTTTATCATTGTTATCAATAATAAAATTATCTAAATCATCAAATGATTCTATTTCATGCATTAATAATAAATTAATTAATCCTTTAAATATCTTTAATCAGACATAGAATCTTCAAGTTCAGATAAAATAGATTCACTGCTATTACTGAATAACATATCAGAACTATCAGATGTTGAATAATCAGAACTAGACGAATCAGCAGATTTTAGTTTAAGTGTTGAATTAAATGGCATTAGTAAAGTTTTTTTACCAGTATCATAACCACCTCCTGATTCTGTAGTTATATTAGAATCTTCAGAGGATGATTCTGATAACACTTTTTTAGATTTTTTATTTTTATTTTTTTTTGCTTTTTTTCCTCCATCTTGTGTTTTATTTTCAAACATTGTAGGTGTTTCAGATAAATTTGTAATTTCTAAAATATTATCAGATCCACCTCCTAATTGTTTATTTGATGAAAAATGAGGTGTATCAGATAATTCCATAATATCTAATAAATCATTAGAACCACCGTTTTGATAGTTTGGAACATTATTTAGATTTTTTAAAGCTAAATATTTAGTTTTATATTTTAAATATTTTTGTTCAAAAGTTGTCATATATATAGTTATGTAGAAATTTTTATTTTAAAAATCTAAATATTAATAATGAAGAATAAAAATCTAAATATTAATAATGAAGAATAAATTAATAAAATCTGAGTTAATTGAACAAACAAAATGTGCTCCCAGTAAAAAGTATAAAGATGGTTCTTGCTTCACACGCGAAGCTCTAACAGAAATAGCAAGTAACTATAATAAAAAAAATGATAATAAAATAGATTTAGAATTAGAAAAAGCTGAATTAGTTAAAGAATTAGAAGATCGATTATCTAATAAATGTTCTGAACAAACATGTTGGTTAAGATTAGATTTAGCAAAAGCTTTAGATGATGATATTAAAGATGATACTTTTAGACCTGAAGGTCCATCAAAAAAATATGAATGGTTAAGTACAACGCATATTAATGATGTTGTATCACAATATCAATCAGTCTATAAAGATTTTCATTTTCTAGGTGCAGTACCATTAGATTTTGATGAACTGCCAGTATTAGGAATTAAAAATTTAAATTTTGATAATTTAATAAAAGAAGGTAAAACTAAAATTGGATTAGTGATTAATCAAGATGAACATTGGAAAACTGGATCTCATTGGGTTGGTTTATTTATTGATTTTAAAAAAAATGCTATTTATTATTTTGACTCAGTTGGAAGTCCTCCATTTAAATTAACAAAAAAATTTATAACTCGTATAGCAAAATATATGTATTCAAGAAAATATAATGAAAAATTACCTATAAATAATGTACTCAAAGTTTTTAAAAGTTTAAAAAATTTACCTGAAAATAAATTAAATAAATTCATAAATGAGAAAAAATATCTTAAAAATTTAGTGGAAGATTTTGATATTAGATTTAATGATATTCAACACCAATTTAATAATTCTGAATGTGGTGTATATTCTATCAATTTTATTGTTAATCTTGCAGAAGGTAAATCTTTTGATGATGTTATCACTAATGTAAAGAAAGATGAAATCATGAATGCAAATCGTAAAATATTCTTTAGAAATGTTAATTAATATTAATTTATTTGTTCAATTAAAAAACTTAATGAATGTGATAAATTATTAAAATCATAAATATGACCTTTAATATCTTTAAATGTAATATCTAAATGATCTAGATCAAATGGATGTTCAAATTTAAATTGACTATCAGTTTGACCATTAAAATATAAAACACCGAATGGTGTTTCAGATAAATTATTTAAAAATAAATAAACTTTATCATCAATTCTTAAATCCCATATATTATCAGAAATATATTTAGAATTATTGTTATTATCGGATATAAAACCAAATATTTCTTTACTCATAATAGTATTAATAATATCAAAATTATTATTATCAGTTGATTCTATTACTATTTTATGTTGATTATTAATTGATAATTTAATATTATTATCATTTAATTTATTATTTATTATACATATTATTTCATCTATATTATATTTTCCCTCTTCAATACTAATATCAATTAGATTTTCATTAATTTTTAAATTTAATGTATTATTATGTTTTTTTATATTAAATCTAGGTAATGGTAATGAATATGACATTAATTTTATACTAATAACATTCGTTATCGGATTTTGTAGTATCCATTTATATGATGATTTTTTAGATAGATCAGATACTTCTAATTGTAAATATTTTGATTTAAATAAATAATCATATTTTAATATTTGTCTATTTAATTCAGTTTGTTTGTTTGATAATTCTATTTCTTTTAATTCAAGTTCTGATAATTTTTTTAATATTTCTGCATCTTTTAATTCAATATCTGAATTTTTAATTTCTAATAAATCAAATTCATTTTTAATTTGCTCCTTGATTTGAAATATTTTACTGTTTTCATTTTCAAGTTGTTCCCTTAATTGTTGATTTTCTTCTTCTAGTTCATTTAATCTTGATAATTCACTCTTAATATCAATATTAATTGATTTCATTTTATTTTTAAGATCATTCATATTATTTTGATTTTGTCCTGATACTTTCTTCTTAACAAGTGTTTTATCAATTGATTGATCTATTACTTTATCATTTATTTTAGTTTTATCTATTTTTTGCAATTGTTGATTCTGTAATTCTTGTTGTTTTTCTTTTATTCTCTGCATTTTTTGTTGCTCTTGTAACTTGTATAATTTTCTTTGTTCTTGCAGGTTTTGCATTTTTTGTTGTTCTTGTATGTTTTGTTGTTTATCTTGTAATTCTTGTAATTCTTGTAGTTCCTTTAGTTTTCTTAATTTTTGTTGTTCTTGTATCCTATTCTGTTCTTGCATTCTATTCTGTTCTTGTATCCTATTCTGTTCTTGCATTTTATTTTGTTTATTTTGTTGAGATATATTGTTAAATGTATTATCACCCATATTTGATTTTGGGAAATTTTCAGATGTAAAATCTACTGATGAATTCTGATTGTTTGTAATTTTAACAGAATCTCTATCTGATTGTAAACGTTTTAATCGATCCTCAAAAGAACTATTATCTTCTATAATTTCTTCTTCAACTAATGGTTTATCAATATTATCTAAACTAAATAAATCACCACTTACATCATTAGATAATCCTTGAAAACCTATATTAAATTGATCTGATGAAGAATTCTTAAAATCAAGTTTTGTATTACTATTATTTGTATTATTATTATTTGTATTACTATTATTAGAAACTTTATAATCATTATTTTTTATAGTAGATGTTTGATCCTCGCGATTTGAAGTTTTTGTTGGTTTTAAAAAATCAGGTGTTGGCGGTCTTTGGTTGTGACTATTTAGTTCTTGTTGTCGTAATTTTTGTACATTACTCATTAAATCTTTAATATCATCTTTATTCCGTCCATCTGTATAATTATTAAATTGATTTTGTTCATTTGGATTATTTACAATAGGTTTAAACGCCTGATCTAAACTTGCTTCATAATTATTATTGTTATTAAAATTATTAAAAGAATTATTTTGTTTTGTTGGAGTTGGTCTTTCCATTAATTTATTTCCATTAGTTGGGTTTGAATTAAAATCACGATTAAATTTAAGGTCAGAAGATGTTTGTGGTTTAGACATTAAATTTACTTCAGTTATTGCATTCTTTAATGAATGATTTTTAAATTGTTCAAAAATCATATTTACGTTATTAGAATTTATTTTATTTATATCAATTTGTTTAAAAATAATTTTCATATTTTTAATTAAAATATTGATTAATTCTTGTTTACCTTCACGTGATATATTTTGATTGTTCGTTTGTTGTAATAATATTTTATTTAATCCTGATATATTGTCTTTTGAAAAAAAATTACTTTGGATTTGTTCAACCATTTAATAATATTATTAATCTTTTTTTATAATAATTAAACGAATACTAAAAATTATTATTATAATTTTTAGTTTTCATATCAATAATTTATTCAGTATTTATTATTTATTCAGTATTTATTATTTATTCAGTATTTATTATTTATTCAGTATTTATTATTTATTCAGTATTTATTCAGTTACATCAACCATTCCATCATAAATTTCATCTATTTTATTTTGATTCAACATATTAATTGTTCCCATTGTGATGGGTTTATCATTTACTAAAAATAAATTATTTTCATTAATATATGGTTCTACATCATGAACATTATACTTATAAACTTGTAAAGAACCAACTTTATCTTGATCTCTTATTTTGACTTGTACGTAACCAATTAATTTAATTTTACCAAGATAATTACATAAACCAATATCATATATTTTTTTAATAGCATCTAAATTATCATATGAACAATATCCATTATAACCATCGTTACATAGACATTGTACTTTTTCTGATTTATATTCATGTGTCCTATCAAAATAAAATTGTGATATTCTTGGATTTTGTGCATACACTTGTATAGGTGAAATAACTTGATATAAACCAATATATCCTGGATCTGTAGTATCTATTTTATTAGTTAAACTATATGATACAGATCCCTCATATGTAGTATTAAAAAATTTAATTTCCTTAGTATTAATATCATCATAAACTTTATATGTTGAAACATCTAAATTATTAAATAAACCATTACCATGTAATAAAAATGTATCAACTGGTAAAATTGTTGTTTTAAGATCTTTAATAAGATTATCATGATGTTCTCTAATACAATTTGGAACAGCTCCACCGATTAATTTTTTTAAATTTAAATATTTATTTTTGTAAAGCAAATATTTTTTTTTATACATTATATAATATGAGTTATATAAATATAAAAAAACATATTAAATACTTTTTTTAGAAAGATTAGATTGTACAGATTCATCTGAATCATATTCTTTATCTTCAGTCATATCTAAATTTAAAATCATTGTATTACTATCAAAATTTGAAATTTTATCCCATGGTGGATAATAAATATCATTTTGTGTATATTGATCTGAATTAAGAACACCGTGTATTGCTAATGCCATCTTAGCTGCATTTTGTTCTCCTTCCTTTTTTGAGCATCCAATACCAAATGCAATACATCTTTTTTCGATTGGATCTTTTGGTTTTACATCATATTTTTCAACACCCATTATATATTTACGTTTATGTGGTAAACCTTCATAATGAATTGTTACATATTTAGGAAATGTCCATTTATTTTGATGATGTAATCTTAATAATTGATCTTTATAATTATTATCACAATATAGTTTTTCAGAATAATCAATTAATGTTTCCAATAGGTTAACAATTAAAAACATACATGGCTCAAACCCATTTGATAAAAATAATGCACCGACAAAGGATTCGAAAACATCTTCATGCATTTTATCTAGATTTCGACCATTCATCATCTCAATCTGTTTACTAATAATAAAATATTTCCCTAATCCAATTTCTTTTGACATAACTGCTAGATTTTTTTTATCTTCTAATTTCGTTTGAAGACGTGTCATAAAACCTTCATCTTGTTTTGGATAACGATGGAATAAATACATTGAAACAATAACTTTAAGAACACGATCACCGAAATACTCTAGACGTTCATAACTGTTTTCAAATAATTCTAATAGTTTTGTTGGATTTCCTAGCTCATTTTTTGCAGCAGTTAAAATAGAATCAGGTAGGATATCTTTTTTACAATATGATTTATGTGTAAATGATTGAATAAAATATTTAAGATGATTAATCTTATCAATATTAACATTATAAGTTTTTAGAATTTGAATAATATCTTCTTCTTTAATTAATATATTATTCAAATTATAAGGAATTTGGATCACTTCATCTTCACCGTCTTGATTTTTATAAACATAACCTTCATTGATATAATTAGTCTGTGACATTTAATATTATTAATAGTTATTTCTATAAATAACTATTATCAATTTTTTTAATAATTATAAAAGCAAAGCTTTATAATTATTAAAACTATTATTGCAATGAAATAAAAAACTTTGTTTTTTATTACATTTGCGAACAATTTTTTTTATTCATCTAATAGCATTAATGCCATCGCTGCATAATTGTGTAAATCTATTAATGTATCTCTGATTCCTTCATCATTTATTAAGTTTATACCATTTTTTGTTATAGAAATAGAACGTTGTAATTTATCTTCAATTCGAATTAATACACCAATAATACCATACTTTGCAAATGCATCACCATAATCAATATTTTTCTTAGTAAATAATTCTAATGCTTCATTTTGAATTATTTTCATTTGATTTACTCTGTCCATTATATAATATAAATAATAACATCTTTATATTATTTTTATAAGCATTTGAAATATAAAAAATTGCTTGTTAAATAAAAATAAAATTTTTAATTAAAAAATTAAAAAAAATTGAATTAAGAATATTTAATATATATATTATATATATTAGTAATGTTGTATATGATTTGTCCTACATGTGGTTATTTTCTTGGTCAAAAAGTCCTAGAATATGAAAAAGGTAAAGATAATATTTGTAAAAACCCAAAATTATCAAGTGAAGAAAAAGAACAAGAATTATCTAAATTACTCCTAAGTTTAAAATTAAGACGTTATTGTTGTAAAATGAGAATGATGAGCTATAAAGATATTGTTCAAGATATTATCCCAGTTCCTTCAAATGAATAATTATATCTAAATTATAATATATGGCATATGAAGATTTAGGTAAATATCAAAATACTAAAAACTATTCGCAAAGAAATATTGATCAAAAATTTAATTTAGTTGAATTCAATCGAATATTTGAACAGAATAATTTAAATTTATCTAAAAATAATAATTTACAAGATAAACCAGAATGTCCAAAAAAAAAAGATGACAATCCAAATATATTATTTATTATAACTTGTTGTCTTATAATTCTTGGAATATTATTATTATTATTTAATAATTTTATTTTAGTAGGAGAGAGAAAAGAAGAAGAAGAATATGAAGAAGATTATAACCAATAATCTTTATTTTAAAAATAATATAGATTAATTTAAAAACAATTAGGTAATATTTTTCCTAAAATGTTATAATTAATGAAAATAGACTTTAATAATTATTATAATTAATGAAAATAGACTTTAATAATTTATATTAATCATAATATTTTTCCTAAAATATTATAATTAATGAAAATATTTATCTTAAGACATGAAGATCGTACTCAAGATTGTACATTCTTCTCTCCATTAACTGAGAAAGGATTAAATAATGCACAAATTTTAGTTAAAGCATTAAAAGAAAATAATATAAACATGATTTTCTCATCACCATTCATTCGTACTCTTCAAACTGTTTATCCATTTTTAAAAGAAACAAACAAAAAAGTTAATATAGAGTATGCATTAAGTGAAATCCATCATCCAGATATTATTCCTTCTAAATCAGTTGGTCTTGTTTTACCAGAATATTTAGCAAAACAATATAATTATAATCCAGATTATCAAACTTTAATTAAATCTACACAAATAAAATATCCAGAAAATATAAAATATTTAGAAAATAGAATGAAAAGATTTATTAAGAATATAATTGAAAAATATTATAAAACTGATTTAAATATTTTAATTGTTACTCATCAATCATTATGTAATACAATGATCAAAGTTGTTAATAATTTTAGTATTGAATATAAAAATAAATTAAACAATGAAATTGAAACTGGATATGAAAAAGGAAAAGTTTGTTTAATTTATAATAATGATTGGACGTATAAAAAAATAAATTAATAAAATTATTTTTAATTATTAACAAATTTAAAAATAATTTTCTATCAGAATATATATTATGAAAGTATATTCACATTCATTACAAGGAAAAAGAGATTCTAATGAAGATCAACATGTTCATATTTTAAATCTGAATGGTGAAGATAATGAATTAAATAATATTAATTTATTTGGAGTCTTTGATGGACATGGTGGAAAACTTGTAAGTAAATATCTAAAAGAAACAATGCCAAAATTTTTTACAACAAAATTTAAAAAAAATTTGTATCTTAGAGATGAATCTATTTCTAAATATTTTATTAAAGTTTATGATTTACTTCAAGCTAAATTAAAAGAAGATCATCCAAGAGCAGTTATTCATTGTGGATCAACTGCATGTGTTGGTATTCAATATAAAGATTCAGATAACCAAGATAAATTATGGATATTAAATGTTGGTGACTCACGTGCAATTAAATGTAATAAAGATAATATTGCTGAACAATTAAGTTTAGACCATAAACCTAATAGTCCAGAAGAGAAGAGAAGAATAGATGAATTAGGGGGTACTATAGAATATGATGGATCTGATTGGAGAATTAAAGGATTATCATTATCTAGAGCATTTGGTGATTTAGATTGTTTACCATATGTAACTCATTTACCACAAGTTTATAAATATAATATAAATCCAAATGATAAATTTATTATATTTGCATGTGATGGTCTTTGGGATGTATTATCTAATCAAGATGCAATTGAATATGTTAATCAATTATTATTAGATAAAAAGTTTAAAGGAAATTATTCAAAAGAATTAGCAGAACATGCTATTAATAAAGGTTCATTAGATAATATTACTGTGATTGTTTATTTTATATAATAAAATTTCCTTTGTAATTTTATATAATAAAATTTCCTTTGTAATTTTATATAATAAAATTT